AAGTGCGCCGTAGACCTTAACGACTTTCATGCCTCAAGGCGCAAGCAGTGCTCTTTCCATAGTAACCGCCATAAAGATCCCTGCTAGACAGCCTGCCCTGCACATGATGCAAGATTTGCTGATCACCTAGATAGATCGCAGCATGATTCGGCAACGGCGAAACCAGTTGCATCAACAGCAGATCACCGTGTTGCACCTCATCAACTGGAATCTTGCGGAAGCCTTCTGCCGCAAAATTATCTAGGTACAGGTTTTCGCCGCGATCCCAAAACTTGTCACGCCTTTCATAATCTCGCAAGTCCACGCCCAACTCTTTCTTGTACCAGTCACGCACCAGCGTGTAGCAATCAATAACGCCAAAGGAAAATTCACGACCCACATAAGGCAGCTCAAAGCCAGTTGGCTCGCAACCTCCCCAAGCCTCCGTATTGGGATTAACGATGAACCAGGGCAGTTCTGATTTTTCGCACGCAACCTTGTCCGCGACTGATGGCTCAGGTTTGGTTTTTGGATGGCTATGCACAATCGCTACAACTTCTCCTTGGTCCTCAACAACGTTCCAACCGCTAAGGATGAAGTGCTCGTCAGGTGTTTCAGCGATGTTTTGGCACGGAAAATACTTGCGCCGTCCTTTGATTACAGCAACTAGACCGCAGCACTCACGAGGGAACTCATCCTTGGCGTGCTGAAGGATTTCAGCCTTCATTGCCGCTGTTAACTTCATCACTTGGTTAAGCCAGCTCCAGGGAACGATCCAAACGGAAGCTCTGCATTATCACCAAAGCGGCACTTGCAACTAGCAACTCGTTTGCCGCATACATCTTCAGCATCAGTTGTGACGCCCTCGTTGTTTACATCAAACCGCGTGTACGTAACACCATCAATCTGTTTGCCTGGTCCGACAGCAGGGTTGTAACCACACTCTGTTGACTTATAAATCCACTGACAAACGTTCGCGATAATCTGACGTTTTGGCAATTTCTGCCCAGCTAGGTCGAACTTGCTGGCTAGTTCAAACGTTACTGAGTTACGCGACTCGTTCGCTTTGCGATCAATAAACCATCGCTCTTGCGGAAACTCAGCGTGAGGGTCAGCCACTCCACTTGGATTACCAAGACGACTGAAGTTAAAAGTGTTTCCGTCTTGCGTTATCAACGTGTTTCCGTCTTGCGTGATAGCGGTGTCGTCAAACCGAAAATTAATGTCATCAAGATATTTTTTGAGAGTGCGGATCCTGCGAACTTCCGCTCCACCAAGGTCATTACCGGCAGTCGTTGCATTTACTAATGCAAGCAAAATAGTCATTGTGCCGTCTAAATTACTGACGGTTAATGTCGGACGTGGCAACGTTCCAGTGTTGGAATATTCAAACCCATCCGCTGCGATTGGCAGCCTGACGTATTCCTGAGAGTTGAAGACTACATTTGCTTGTATATTTACATTATTTTTGGACATGCCGTTATGGAAGCGGTATATGTCTGAACTGCCATGCAAACTATTATCTAGGCGTAATTCAAAAAGTTCGATAACTGCACTTGGAGCAAGTTTTAGTAGCTCCTCATAAACGCTGCTAATTGCAGTCCAGGTAACGCCACCGTCAACAATGGTGCTGCCTACATCTGTTGGCCAACTAGGCTCAGTGCTGGCAGAAGTTCCAGCAACCGCACACTGAAAGAACAAGCCGGTGGCTTGCTGCACCGTGGCGTGCCGAATATCGCCAACAGAAAATGCGGTGTTAGCGGTCCAGGACGATACAGCCATTACGGTTCAAATACTTCGCGAAATGTTGTTTGGATTGTGGCGCGGTTTAAATAAGGAATCGACTTGCTCCACTGCTCACAAACAAACTTTGAGCTGGTGCTTTCCCCAGGCGGCGTAAAATCAAAACTTGCATTGTCATCGGCCCGTGCATCCAAAAACGTTTCGATAGTGTCGGAATCCGTCTCAGACACTTCAAACGTCAGGTTGTAAGTCTTGGGGTTTTGATTTAGCCCAAACGTCAATCTGGCTTCGTAGCCATCAGAAAACTGCACTTTCCGCACCGCAGGGGCGCTGCTTTTTTGCACGCCATAGGTCGGTGTAATTGAAGGGAATACAGCCATTAGCGGGTCAACAAGCCTCCAGGTCGTTTTTGCTTGATTAGTTCTTGTTGTACTGCAATGCCAATCGCCTTGCCAAGTTGCGCGGCTTGATTGCCATCACCCTCAACAGAAGAGCCAGAAGCATCAACGTTCACAGTCACACTAGCGCCACCGCCCATTGCGTGATTCGGAACTACCGTTCCACTGCTATTAGGTACAAACAATTCAGGGCCACGCTCACCAACGATGTGAGGGCGACCAGCTCTTGCAGGGCCTCCATTTGCAAGTCCAGGGATAAGACCGAGAATACCGCCGCCGCCCAGACTTGCAAAGTTACCAATAACTTTTTGCTTGATGATCATCATGGCAAGCTGTTTTAGCAGGCCACTAAATGATTCAGCAAGACTTTTAGAGCCATCAATTGCGCTTTCAATGGCACTAACTACGCTGTTTTGAATAGTTTGAGCTATTTCTTTTGCAACCTGCTTTTGTTTTTCCTGTTCTTCAGCAAGCAATTTAGCAGCATCAATTCTTGCTTTGTCTTTTTGCTCTAAGTCAAAATTTACGTCTAACTGATCTCGCAAAACCTGAAGCTCGTCTTCGGCCAGTAGCGGGAATTGCCTGCTGAGGTTCATTTTGGATATTGCATGTTCCAGTCCGGCACGCTGCTTGTCAGTGATGTCGCCTGTAAGCAGAGCCTCTTGTTTTTTGGAAAGGACAAGTGATGCTGCTTGTTCTTGTTGTTTTTTTAATGCCTCTGCAGCCTTCTCTTCCGGGGTCTGGCCTGTCTGTGTTGTAGTCCGTTTGAGCAACTCTGGTAGGTTTTTTTGTTTGGGTGCGCCTATTTCTGGAATTAACTGCCCGGTCTCGAATGCAAACTGGTTTATAAGATCGCTGAAACGTTGGGCACGAAGCTTAGTAAATTGACCTGAATCAATTTGTCCACCTTTACCCGCCCGAAGTTTAGACAACTCTAAGGCTTCTTTATCTGCTTGACGAAACAGCTTGTCTCGCTCTTGATCGTTTATACCAAAGCCAGTCAAACGTTTTTGCGCGTTTATAGCTGAGTTGATCGAATTGACCACATCAATAGCTAATCCCAGCACTCCTTGAAGCGCGGGAGACAGAACTCCTCCAATAGTTCGTGAAATGTTTTCTATGCCGTCAATAAGAGTGCTGAATTTGCCTGCGAGCGTATCTGATTGGGCAATCGCACCACCCGCGTACTTGCCGCCTGTTTCGGTGATGTTTTGAAGCGCAAGATTTACGGCATCTGCACTGATGCGTCCGCCTTCAAGTGCCTTGCGGAACTCGTCTGCAGTTAATCCATACATCTTCTGCAGCTCATCCTGCAGGCTGACGCCGCGTTCTTGTAGCTGCAATAGCTCTTCACCCTGCAACCTGCCTTTGGCTTGAATTTGCCCGAACGCAGTGGCAATACCTCCAAGGTCAGCACCAGTCGCACCAGCAACATCGGCTAGTCGCTTCGTTACGTCAACGACCTGTTCCGTTTCAAAACCAAATGCTTTAAGCCGTTTGGCTGTCTCAATCAGCTCTGAGCTTGTGAAAGGCGTCACAGCGCCAAACTGCTGCAGCTCTTTAATAATGTTGCGGGCATTGCCAAGCGAGCCAGTCAGGACCTCAAGGCTCTTGGTTTGACGCTCAAGTTCTGCCGTCTTAAAGATTACGAACTTGAGAGTCTGAATTGCCGTAAAGCCTGCGACTAGGCCCCGAACAGCTTTGCCGAGTTTATTGACTCCTTTTGCTGCATTGTTAGCAACTTTGCCTGTCTGACCTAAACCCCGATTTGTGTTGCGAATACCGTTTTGAGCTTTGCTGACAGCAGCCTCTAGCTTTTTAGTTTCAGTCGTGACTCGCTTTAGCGGATTGATCGCCTTAGCGGCATTAACAATCAGCTCAACAGTTGACTGTGCCACGGCTGCCTAGCAATAACTCGATTCTACCTCCGGCCCTGCTTTGCGCGTTGCATAGCCTTTTCTTCCATTTCTGCTTTCAATTCATGAAAAGCAGCAAAGTGAATCAGCTCCGAATCAGTTAACTCTGTGCGAAGCCTGCTGACTGTCATGCCTAATTCGCAGGCCAGGTGGAACTCATAAAAGACCCACTTGTCCTGCTTTAGTCGTTTTTTGCGTCTTCAAGGCTGGTCTCTTCGCCAAGCCCAAACAAGAACAATTCAATTTCATTCAGAACTGACTCAGGCAATTCACGTTGCAGCTTTGGCGCATCTGCTGAGGCGAAAGCTTTTGTGCCATCCTCAAGCTCTGCTACCTGGCAAAGCATCTGAGTTGACAGGTCTAAAGCTTCTTCGTTGTTGGCAAGGTTTTGAGCGCGTTTGCGATCAGCGCGAGTAATCGGCTTGAAATAAAGATCAATGATCTTTTCCCCGTCGCTGTTCTTTAGCTGAAACTTGCGACGCTGGTTGAGATCAAACGCCCCAACCAGCAAGTCAACTGTTCTTTGAGTCGCAGGCATTAAATACCGGAAGTGATAGTACCGTTGGCAGTGAAGTTGATCGTAATCACTTCAATCTCGCCAACCGTAGCACTGTATTCCGCGCTTGTAACTAGAGCAGCAAACGACATTTTTTTGCCGCCACTTTCATCTAGGTACAACTCAAAGTTTGCGTTAGCTGGATCTTCCGTGGTCAATGCCTCGTTAAATAGATCCAGTTTGTCGCCTGCGCCAGGTGCGTCGTAAAGCACTTCGCAGG